GATCCGGGAGAGGGCCGACCCGCCGGCTTCGGCTTCGACCCCCATCGAGGAGAACGCGGACGCTACAGCGAGGATCTGGTCCTCAGTCGCGCCGGCGGCGGTGAAGCTGGCGGCCAGGCGCGTCGAGAACGCTACAATCTGTGATTCAGTTGTGGCCGAGTTGTTGCCCAGCTCGACGATCACGTCGGCGACGGACTCGATTTCACCCGCTCCAGCGCCGGTGATGTTCAGGAACCGGGCTAGGGACTGAGCGGCCGTATCGAAGTCCAGGTCGGTCGTCTCGCCCAGGATCGCGACTACCCGAGTGAACTCGACGACTTGACCGGCGGAGACCCCAAGCTGACCGGCGTTCTCAGCGATCGATGCCAGATCAGTCGCGGCGGTAGGGATGACCTGGGAGAGGCCAAGGATCTCCTCGCGGATCCGATTCAGTTGCTCCGGAGTCCCGTCGACGGTCTTGCGGACCCCAGCGAAAGCAGACTCAAACGCGATCGCTGGGCCGACCGTGGCCACCATGCCAAGGGCCAGGGCACCAAGACCGACCCCGAGACCGATGAGGCCCTTCTGGGCGCCGGACAACCCGGCGAAAGCCGACTGGACCTTCTTAAGAGATCCTGTCGTTGCCCGCTCGAAAGCAGTGACAGCAGCAATCCCAGGCGAGAGACCGCGCCGGACAGCATCCGAATTTGCTTCGATCAGAATCCGGATCTTTGCGACGTCCACGGTGGCGATGATCGCTCACTGGACCTACTGAGCGGGAGATGCGAAGAGCCCTGCACTGAGCTGGATCAGCTCATGTACGGGGCTCTTCAGGAGGTTGCACCATAGGCCTATCTGGCCAGGTCGATCATCGGATCTCCCACCCGGCGAGGCTCGATAGTGATGTGAGCGCCTTGGGCCGTCCGGTCTTTGATCGCTTCCCGCGCCTTGTGGATCTCACCGCACCACCAGCAACCGCGTTCCACAATCTTCCACTTCCCGAATCGGAGCGGTCGGCCGTTGGCCCCGAGGACGTCATCATGTTTCACCCCACAAGTCCCGCACATTTGGCGGGCTTCGTCGGCCAAGTAGGCGTCCCAAGCGACCTCGGCGGCGACGTCGTCAGGATCAGACCACCGGTCGGCGGCTTCGGTGTAGGTGCATCCAGCCCGTCGAGCTGCCTGCATCCAGAGCCGGGCCTGAGGGTCTCGACGGAAATGGTCGATGAACCCGCCGACTTTCTCGTCGAGGCCGACCGGCGGCCCAACCGGATCAGGGCCCCTACCCTCGTTGATAGCAATCGACCAGTAAGAGACCGGATCGAAACCGTCGAGGATGCCCCCGGTCACCTCAGCATGTTATTGACGCTGATCGCCGCGTTGATCAATGCCGTCAGCTCCCCAGTTGAGAAGTGATCACCGTGCCAGAGCTCTTCAGCGTCTGGGAGGCTCATCGGCGGCGACACGGCGGACAGATGGAACAGGGCCGGCGGGAATGAGTCACGGTTCCAGTTCGGGAGATCGGTCCCGGGGGTTCCGAGGGTGCTGGCCTCGGCCTTGTATTCCTTGAGCTGCGACTGAGTCGGAGCGTGAACCTTGATCAGATCGCTGTACCTCTTGCGGGGCAGCGCCTTGAAGGTGAACGGCTCCCCCGCTGCGTTGGCGGCATCGATCGCTGCTTCGGCCACGTCGTTCGCCTCTTCAAGCGCCTTGATCTGGTCGGGGTCCTCTTGCGCCTTCCGCCATGCCAGCTCAGCCACCCGAAGATCCGCTATCGCCTGCTCACGAGCATCGGCTCGATCCGTGTCCATACAGATCGACACGGTGATCGTCGGTAGTTTCTTCTTGGCGAAGATTGCCGACATGGTGCGGCCATCGTGATGCGTGGCCAGGTCGACCAGGTCATCAGTGCCGATCTCCAGATCAGGAGCGGCGTCGGTCTCGACACCAGGCAGAACAAGATCTTTCTTCTTCTTCGCGTTCGACATAGGGCGGCCTGCTTTCGTAAGGGTCCCACGTCGATCGTATCCCCGCGCGGGGAAATGTTGCGCTGAGCCACGACTGAGTCAGGCAGGGGCCGCCCGGCTTCCCACCTGGACCAACGGGAAGCGGCCCAGCGCAACGATTAAGCGGCTTGCGTGCCGATGAAAGGCTCAGCGATGGAGAAGTTCACATCGAAGATGTTGGCCGCGTCCCGGACCTTGCGACGCACGTTCGACGCGACCTGAGAGGGGAAGAGTTCGACCTCTTCACCCGAGGCCTGCCCGTCGAGCATCATCGCGATCCACCCGGTATTAGGCTCGGCCAGGGCCGTGCGGATCACAGAGACCGTGTCGGAGAAGTAGAAGGCAAACCTCGAATCGGGGAAGACCTGATCGCCAGCGACGTTACCGACCTTGAACGTCTTGAAACCAGGCGTCGGGTAGGTCGAGTGCTGAACCTGGAAGCCTTCGACCTCTGCAAGCTCTTCCTCCTGGGCGTCGCCCACGAGATCGACACCGGCCGTAAGCTCGGCCTGGGTTGGGGCCGTCGGGACGGCTGGAATCGTCGTCAGCCAGACGATGGCAATACGTTCAACGAGTACGATCCTGCTCATTGGTCGGATCCTTTCTTGGTCGTGGCGGCGACTTTCTTAGCTTCGATCGTTTCCGTGGCCCGCCTTTCGGCTTTCTTGTCAACGAGAGGCGGCGGCTCGTTGTCTTCGATCACCCTGTAGCCCTTGGCCACCCAAGCGGCCTCAGCTGACTTGTCGATGATCTGAACCTTCGGCGGGCCGTCGATCGGGTCCGCGTCAGGGTCATTAAACTGGACCTTGATCGGGTAATGCCTCATGCGGCCATGGTGCATTAGGGGCCGCCCGGCCGGGTGATGCGACCCGGTTACGCGGCGAGACCGACAAGCAGGTCGACGTACCCGCCGATCTGGATCGAACCCATACCAGGATCAGCGGGGATAACTCCGCCCTTCCGCCGGCGGATCACGTTGTGACCAGAGATCGGAAGAGGATTGGCCAGGTCGAGCAGGGTCTCGATCGCTTCGTCGGCCACCTCATCGGCCTGATTCCGCTGGACACCATGGCCAGTGACCTGGTAGCGGACGACCTCCATAGAGCCCGGCGGCGACCCAAACGCCTCACTGACATACTGGCCCGGAGGGACCCGCCCAACGATCAAGTACCCAGTAGCAAGATCCATGACCGCGTCAGACGGATCAGGTGAAGGGGCGATGGCATCACCTATCGGAATGTTCCATCCGAACTTGATCGGGAGCTCGGCCCGGAGTAGCAGCAACACGGCGCGGGTCACCAGGTAGGGGCGGACGATCGCGGCCGCCATCAGATGGCGCCGATCGCTTTCGCTATCTCGACCTCGGCCAGAGCGGTGATGGCAGGGACGGAGGGCGAAAGATACGGGTAGGGCGGCTGGTCGTAATACCGGCCGAGCGCGTCGATGCCAGTGAACCCGAGTTCTAGGCGCCGGCCCTGGGCGGCGTTGGTGCCGATCTGCCCGAGGACATTTGACCCGGATCGTGCCCAGTCGCCCACGATCGTGCGATTGAAATCACCGGTGACGGATCTCGGGCCTGGGCGGCCCCGTGCGTTACCTCTCGCGATCGACTGGCCCCCGAGGACCGTCCGGGCCATGCCTCGGTTGACAGCAGCGTCAACCTTGTCCCCTGCCCGGTTCAAGGCCCGTATAGCGCCTTGGACACCGGTGACCGTCCCGAAGATCACGAGACCCCTCCAGGTGCTGGCTGGGCGTCAAGGCGGCGGGTAGTGAGTTCCCTCGTGAGGCCGGCGGCGTGGACCCGCTTCACGATGTATTCCGTGTCAACGAGATCTGGATCGGCTTCGGCTGCGGTGATGGTCACAATCTGCCCGACCTTCAGGCCGGAGGTAGCGCCCGGGAGCCGAATGACTGTCTCAACCACTTCGAGTCGCTGGCCGCCCTCGATAACTGTTCTCGACGATGCCTGATCGTCGACCTGGCATCGGCCGACGTAGATCTCTGACGGCTCCGGAAACGTCACTTGGCGGCTCACGGGGTCGAGGGTGCCAGCGAAGCGAGCGGGTGCGTCGGTGATCCTGCACCGATCAAGCATCATCTGGCGTTCCAGTGCCCGGCGGCCGACGTCGTAGATGCCCATCAGCTCATAATGGTGCGTCGGTGAACCTCTGTCGGAGATGCGACCTCACCGATGCCGCCGGGGAAGTGGCGAACCCGCCGGACGCAATCGCCGTGGTGATCTCACTATCTGGGATCGAATCGAGGAGCTTGATTGCTTCGGCTGCCCCGGCGGACTGGACGACACCGGCCAGGCCAGTCTCGATCTCGTCCAGTCTCACGTTCAGCGTGGCATGAAGCCAGACGCCACTAGCCGAGATCTCGATCGAGGCCCGCTCTAAAGCTGGTAGGAGATCGACACGAGATAGGCGCGGGTCATCGTGGCCGAGGGTCATCGACCGGTCTTCGCCGGGCAGGTTCTTCATCCGCAGTACCAGCGGCGCCCGCTTGATCGGTGAGTCCATATCGCTGCACCGTAGCCCGAACGCGAAAGGGGCCCACCAGCTCAGGCGGGCCCCTCCTATTGCGCCTCGGGTTGAGGTTGCTCCGCCTCTTCCCTTACTTCGAGCGCCGCGGAGCGCTCAGACAGCAAGCATACCTTGCCCGCCGTCGCGGCGGATTGTGTCCGCTGGCTTGGCCGGTACCGGGTGGGGCTTGTGACCACCGTGGCCGTCTTCCAGGTGGACCCAATCACCAGTCGCTGTACTCGTGATCGGGGTGCTACAGACCTCGCATGTGCTCATGGCCACGATATATAACCTTCCGCGGCCCGGTGGGGCCCAGTAGATAGCTTGGATGTCGGCCCGTTCCCGACGGCGTCGGCATCGAGATGCGATGAGGACGGCTGCGCCGGCGGTGAGAGTCACCAGGGCGGTAAGGATTCCTAGGATCGCCATCGGCCTTACCAGGCCTGAGGACGGCTGGAATACGACATGACAACTGATTTCGCCAGCCACCAAGTGCGTAGCAGGTGATAGACCAGCTCGGGCAGAATAGCCAGCTCGACGGCGATGATCCGCCAGCCCAGCGACCTCGCGGCCCAGGCGTTGAAGACCGGCACGATGATCAGACCCGGCACGATCCACGCGACGCTTACGACGCCAGCGACGGCGACGATGATCGCCGGATAGGCCAGAAACCAGATGGACAGCAAGACACCTACGACAATGCTGGCCGCCGTCCTCATGGTGTAGGAGGTCAGGCCATGCCGGCGTAACTCGTCGATCGTGCCCCTGGTCCACCGTTCCCGTTGAGCGAGCAGCTCGGGCACGCTGGTCATGACATCGGTCGAACATACGCACCAGCTGTGAGCAGTGACCGACCAGCCGAGACGTTTCAGAGTCAGAGTGGTCTCGAAATCTTCGACCAGGTTCGAGCGCCGCTCGTCGAATAGGGCGCCCCGGTCGGCGATGACGTGCTCGACGGCGTCGACCCGGTAGAGCGCCCCGGCGCCGCTCATCGAGTGGATATGGGAGCCGACCCGTAGCTCTCGGGCCTTGGCGTACTCGATCCGCTGGAGTGCGGCGAGGAGCCTCTCCCCCTTGGTCGTGCCAACATCGGCCCGGCCAACGAAGGTCGTCGACAGGCCCCCAAGCATCGGGTCTGCGCC